ATAGTTGCACCACTGTTAGCAATGAACGTATTAGAGAGTGTTACAGATGAAGCAAATGTTGATGCAGCATTTATAGTCAAACTATCAGATGCTTCATCACCTATTGTTGTATTGCCACCAATTGAAATATTGGTAACAGTCATGTCTCCTGTAAATGTAGGAGAAGCAATCGTTTTATTAGATAACGTTTGAGTTGCGGTCAAAGTTACCAGCGTATCAGTTGCATTTGATGCACCATTAGACGGTAAAACGTAGGTGTGTGATACACCTGTTGGTATAGACGCAGAACTAAACCTTGCTTCCTTTGTCTCGTCTGACGAGTTAGGGATAACAAAGTTAAGGTCATTGATTGCTAAGATAGAACCTAAACGTATCTTACCAGTACCCTGTGCGGATATGGTAAAGTCTAAGTTAGTATCAGCACTGTCTCTTGCTTGAATATTAAGCGTAGTTCCAACCTTCTGGAGATTTAATCTAGCATCCCCCATACTGAGTCCGACCTGACCCTGCGTCTCAGAAAATAAACCTGTAGAAGTCTTACCTTCAAACTGCAAACCAGGCGTACTAAACGTACCTGACGATACAGCTTTAAATATACTACCTACTGCAGTCCTTTTATTTTGATCGGTTGGATCTGAGTTATCAAGTACAAGCAAGGTATCAGAACTTGATACTTGTCCGCTTGCCAATAATGTAAGGTCAGATATCTTTCGTGTTGCCACTACAAACCCACAATAAAACTATCATGTATATTTATACATTCTTTTTGAAGGTAAAAAAACCTTCTGCCCCCTGCCAGTAACCTTTATCCCATGTATGGTATGCATCTGCGTACAATTTTGCCTGACTTTGCAGAGGTTTGTCCTTATATGTACAGTCTGGTTCAGATATACCGTCAAAAAACATGGCATCTTTAACAAATGAGAATATCATATCGCATGCAGGATTCTTAACTATGATGATACCCACATTATCTCCAAGGACATGTGGTTGTGTTACCTCTACCTCTTGCTCACGATATGGTTTGTCCATGTAACTGTAGCGTGATGACGTATAAAACTTCCTTCCTTCTAATTTCTTATGTTCTACTATTATATGTGCCCATTTTGTAGGATTAGATGATGCTTGAGTCCAATTATCAAACGTACCCTCAAACCATTGACAAAATAAATCTAGTTCCATCGGAAAGGACACCTCTTCTCTTTCTTGTTTCTGTTCATTATAATGTCCCATGTTTTAAATTTAGCAAATAATCTTAGTGTGTTCTGTTCTGCAAGTTGTGACTTTAGTTCTGGTGGTGGTGTACCCTGTTCCAGTTGTACCTGAGTTTTAGACGGGAACCGAATATGTGTCACGGGTGTACCACGAGGTATGTATATGTCGTTATCTAATAGTTTAAATCCTATAACTATAGGACGAAACCATGAAGTGATGGGGAACGTACCTTGTATAAGGTCAATCCCCAAGCGTGATAACTGTGTAGGTGCTAACTGTTCTATCCATACATCTTTCTTATCCGTCCAGAAATACCAGTTATACATCAGTTGTATCTCTGGATATTCTCCTGCCAACCAGTTGTCACCTAGATGAAAGTATTTGTCAACTGCTTTTTGTGGTAGGTTAGACTGTATTGAGTCATCCTTGAACTTGATACCAAGGTCAAATGGTTGCTCTATCACATATGTGTTGTCATAGTAGTGCTTCCATGCAGGACATTTTGCATGGTCGTATTTAGAGTCATAACCCGCCAAATATTTTTTTGGTGGATTTATAAACTCAGGCGGAAATTTGTCTCCGTCAGCACCTATTTCATATGACCAATAGACCTTCACTCTTCAGATGCTGCGTCTTCTTCAAGTGCTGCATCTATCTCTTCCTCTAATCTCTTCTCTTGTTCTACCTTTGCATCAACCGCTGCTTTGAACTGTGTTGCTGCAGTAAGTGGAGAGTTAGGGTTCGCCTTCTTCTTGTACTTAGAGACGTTGATTTTCTTTTTCTTGCCTTTGTTTGCTTTTGCTTTCTTGATTACTTCAATAGCATCACCAACAGTAACAATATCTCCTGCCATCTCGTCTGGAATCTCAATGCCAAAGCATTCTTCCAAGAACATGACAAGTTCTACCATGTCAAGACTATCAGCATCTAGGTCGTCTAGAAACTTACTGTCCCACGTGATATCTTCTTCTTTGATTTTGTCACCTAGTGTTTCTTTGATGCCAAGACGTGCAATCTTTAGCATGGTTGCTTTAGTAATTCTCTTTGAATTATTCAGCAACAGTTTAATTTCAGTATAAGTTTTGTTATAAGACATTAGACGTAACTCACATCAGTAACTGGAACCATTTCACGAACGACCTCAAGCACTCGCATGAACTGCTCAGAGTTACATGCAATCTGTTTTGTGTCGCCCTTGTCACTTACTATTGTAAATGTTCTTGATGGAATGTCAACTATGACTTTCTGTAGTGTTTCTTGTTCGTCGTAAAACATTAATAAAAAAGATAGAACATGCCATAATGATAGCATGTTATTTTAGGTTTGTAAAGTGCGGTGTGTCGGTTGCACGACTGGCACGACGGATTGTTTCCTCCGCCTTGACTAGCAACTCCTTCCCTGCTAGTCTATTTTCTTTCATGTGCTGCATAGCACGGTCTGGGTTTTTTTCTTCTCTTACCAATTCTTCTACAAAATCTTCTAGGTGCCTCGCAAGAATTTCTTTCAAGAATACTGCTTCTTGCTTGGTTACTGACATATGAAAAGTCATGTGTTTTAGTGAACGCTACAATCAATTCAAATAAATCTCGTTACCAACAACGTTGACGTTACCAGTTGCTGAGATATTATAATTGCCTGTACTTGATAATGATGTATTACCAGTTACAGATATATCATAACTCGAACTTGCGGGGATGGCAAGCATACCTTCAAATGCTCCTCCATTTATACATGAGTGACTTCTGCCTTTGACATTAGTTCTCACTTTACCCCCGACTTCGGTGATGTAATTACCACCGACATTTTCGTATCTACACATATCTGCGTTGATACGTACATCTCCATCACTCTTTATAGAGAATGTAGATGTGGGTTTTTGAATCCTAACTTCATAGTTACCTTTGACGTCTTCCTTGACGGAACCGCCTTCGCTCAAGTCATTAAGTAAGAATGTTGTTTTATTAGTGTAGGAGTTAGACTCCAACTTCATAACATTTTTACTTTGTATTGCCATGTTCTCTTCGGCACGGGTAGTCATTACACCACCACACGTTTGCTGCCAATTACCATTGACAGTATCGTACCTATCACCCTCCACCTCAGTATGCATGTCACCTTCGACATACAAGTGAACATTACCAATGACATGTAAGTTAACCATGTCTGTCTTCAAGTCTTTACCAACTTTGATGACAAGATTATGGTCGGATAGAATATATGTATCGTTGTAAGACTTTAGAGTTGTGTTGTTTTTCTCATCTTGGTCAATAAAATTACCATTACCATTGAGAATTCTGACACGTTCTGCGTCTTTGGTATTGTTCAGTTCTATCCTATGGCCAGCAGATGTTTGCTGTACCCAGTTGTAAGGATACTTAACTTTATTCTTTGGTGCTTCGTTGTCTTTGTTAGTGCCACCTTCAAATTTCTTTATGTCAGTCATTAGTATCCTCCATAACCACCTTGTTGTGGTGGTGGGTTATTTTGTGCGGGTGGTGTTGGTGGTGGTGTGTACTGTTGCTGCTGTTGTTGCTGCTGTTGTGGTTCTTCAGCTACAGGCGTTGTTACGGGTGCTTCTTCCGTTGGTGTAGATACTGTTGATGGTGTAGTTGTAGCACTATCAGTTGTAGTGTCTGCTGCTGTACCATCTACTACATTCAATCCTCTATCTGTCAATGCGTCTTCTTCGTCTTCCTTCTTAGATTTTATCATAGGATGACCAACACAGTCAATATATCTCTTTAATGGTAGTGCGTTGTTCTCTTGTAACTCTCTAGGTCCTGAGTATCCATACACCACAGATACTTCAGCACCAGTTCCCTGACCGATAGCACCAGCTGTGTCTCTATCTTCTATCACTGGTTTGACGAAACCTAGTACAGTTTCTGTTAGAGTGGGTTCTACCAATCTACCTTGGTTATCAACACTGTATGTACCTATAACTTTTTTATCTTTACCACTACCAATAGTAATTTGTGGGTTAACATAGTTCCTACCAACACGTACAGTATTGACGTTGTTGACACGAGGAATCAAATCACCACACCTAGCATATATTGCTGTAGCATCTGGTGGTATGACTAAGTATGGAAACTTCTTGTTAAAGTTAAGAACAAACTCATGTCCAGACTTTGTACGTAAATTCATACCTACAACTATATTTGGACTGAATAGTGGGTCTATGGTAGCGAGTAAGATATGACTCTCATCATAGTCAACGTCAACAACTTGAAGTACGTCTGGTGATGTGTCACTAACCAACTGTATAAACTCACCATCATTAACATGTTGACTGAGACCACTCTTCAATACCATGACTGCATACTGTTCGTTAGGACAAAATGTGCTAGCAGGGTCAAATCCATATCCTAAACCAAAGTTTAGAACCGAAACTGAATCTACAACACCATTGATAATATTTGGTTTCAATACTGCACCACTACCCTCTGGTTCGTTACATGTAAACTGTGCTTTGAGTTGTGCTTCTCTGTTGACGTTAGAACCTTTCTTTCTCATCAATACGCCAAGCATCTGACCTATATCATCTACAATTGCTATAGCTTTTACTGGTGATGTAGATTTTAGATTCTCCCAAACTAATTCTGGGAAGCATGGTTTTCTGTTAAGGTTAGCACTATTACATTGTAGTGCTGCCATTGATGGTTTTCCATTTGAATCATAGAAGTTGATGTCTTCAAACTTCTCTAGAGGTCCTCTTGTATCAAATGACTTATCGGATAAACCTGATGCCTTACCAGCAGCAGAATTCAAATCTACTAGTGTGCCAGTTGTAGTATCAAATACTTTCTTAACACCAGACTTATCTAAGAATGGAACGAAACCGTTCTTAGGTTTACCATTACCAACTACAGTTCCTAAGTTTGGTGGTTTGAATGCATACTGTGATGTTGCTGCTTCTTTTGCATCGTTACCCTTCTTCTTAGGACCTACACCAGTTTCAAATACAGATGCACCGATAGCACATGATAGTGCACCATCGCAGAATAAATCTATAAAATCTCCTACCTTATTAAGTATTGCTTGTATCTTTGATGCTGCACCTTTGATTGCACCCGCTACACCTTTAAGTATACCTAATGCACCATTGACCTTGTTCATTATCTCACTCATAATATCACCCAAGATATTTTGAACAAGACATAATGAAGTGTCTAGTACGTTCTCTATTAGGTCTTTTAACAACCCTTTGATAAAGTCTCCAAGTTCACCAACTATTTGTTTGAATAGACATGAGACCAAATCACCAACATTTTTAAGTTGGTCTTTAACTGCAACATCCAAATCTGGATTAGGTATGTTGATTTTGTCCAGACCATCTTGTATAAGTTTGTTAGTCTCTTCCATGACCACGCCCTTAATGTTAGCAGTCAGTCCACGTAACTTAGACCCTATTCTTTCTGATACTCTACTAATTTCTAAGTCTAAATCAACTACCTTACCTGTTGCTTTGTCAATGAACTCATTTATATCATTCTGTTCTATACCACGAGCAAATTTCATAAACTCTGCCAATGGTGCCTCTAGTTTAGTAGCGACCTCAGAACCACACTTACCATTACCTACATGTACTGTAACAAGTTTAGCATTGTTTGCTATTTCACCAGACTCAGACTCAGTTATAAATTGCTGATGACTCTTATTATTGTCATCAATAGTATCCTCGTCTAATTCTACTTTCTCTTTCTTCTTATCAATATTTGTTTCTTTATCAGTCTCTATATTGTCACCAGTATTCGGTGCACCACTACCTGTAGTGACGTGATGTCTTTCATCATATTCTCTAGCAGCGAGTTGTGCAAATCCTTTATCACTTCCATCTTTTGTACCATATCCCACAGTAGGATTTTCGTCAGTCAGAGAACCCATAACAATAGGTATCTGTGCAGAAGCACCATCCATGAAGAAACCTATTACCCAACTGTTTATCTGTAGTTGATGTATTGAACCAATACCTGACCTTTGTGCATATATTGGTGGCATTATTACTTGTGCCCATGGCAACTCTTCAGTAGGCAACTCTACTCTGCTATCGTTGTGGTATCCTACAATTCTAACCTTGACTTTATTACTCCAGTCATAATCGCCCTCAACAAACTCTTTAGTCTCGACATCATACGACCCGTGACCATCGTTCTCCACTTGTCCAATCCACCAATTGAACCCGTCTTTTCCTATAAAATTAGCAGTTGATTCGTACATTATGCACCAGGTGAGTCAGTAATTAATTTAAGTTGTGTTCCCATCATATCGTTTCCACTTTGGAATGTTCTCTCTACTTTACCAATAACATATTTACCACTGTTCTGTTCATCATACTCTCTTTCTTTACCCTTGTATACATCTAATTGTACTACATCACCAACGGTAACGTCAAACATACCAATGTAATCTATTTCGACAATTTTATTGTAAAATAATTTTTCCCTTAAAGATGATTGTGAAAGTTGCTTTGTCAATCCCTTTGTATGGGTTCCTGTTGAGAATAGTGCTGTGTCTACAATCTTAGACATGATACGTGTTGCAGCAGTCTTACCTGTAAAACCTTCAAAGTATTTTGGTTTGGATGCTTTGTTTAGTAAGTCCACTTTGTCATAGTATTTATTGATGTTAAATTCAAATTCTTCATATTTCATGTCAGCAAGGTCTAATGTCATCACCCTACTAGCATAAGAACCTATGTTCAAACCTTTGAGCACATCTGTTGTAGATACAACCCTCATACTCTTTGTCAATATAACGTTATCTTCATCAATATCCTTGTTTTCTTTTGGTTCTGAACCAACTATGAATGTCTTGGTAGTTTGTTCTGCAGCGTAACTATCAAATGATTTAAAATTATATCCTCTGGCATTCTCATAGAATGCAAATCCTGCACTAGCAGATGCACCAGAACCTTTTACTGGTATAGATTTACTTGCTAACCACGATATGATTGTGAATGGACACCAGTATGGCGACACAAATGAATACTTATTAAATGTGGTCTCAATGTTTACTGGGTCTACAGTAACAGCAGTCTGCAATACGCCTTCCAATATATCCTCTGTGACTATCTTGTCAATTGTTTTATGTGCACCCTTTGTACCAAACTTCTTTGATAACTTAATAGCAGCATTGTTTATAAAGTCAGGTGTACACAGCATTAATGTTGCCTTAGACAATATACCACTGGTAACTCTGTCCTGTATGTCATATACAGTATAGTAACCACCGATTAGATTATCTTTACTGTCAGCAATTTCAATATATACACGTTCCATACCTCTAAGGGCAGAACATATACCAGTCTGTGAGTCAGTTATCTGTATCTCCATCCTCTTAGTTGCAGATTGGATGTCCTCAGTATACTTAATATACAAAACTTGCCCCATCTGTATTGCGACTTCTTTGTCGCCTACAGTGATGATCATACTTATTAATCTAAAATTATTTTGTGTTTTCATTAGAATTGAGACGTTTTGTTATACTCCACAAAGTATGGAGACTCGATTATTTTAGGTATGGTAAGACCACCACCATCTGATTTTTCTCCACCTATAGGAGGTGGCATCATTGTAGGAATTTCAGACATTTTTGCTGCTAATTCACCACCGTCTATTTCTGTGGCCGCATCTCTTTTCTCTCTGTTTCCTTCTATTACATTGTTAGTTAGTTCATTGATGTCTGTTTTCTTATCACCATTAGAGTTGAAAATATTAGATATGGCACCAAATCCTTTCATACCCATGTTTGCCATCATACCCATAGGTGTCATATTGAATGCTTTCTTACCTACGTTCGTTATATTGCTGAACGCTTGTGTTTTTGAGAATGATTTTGCACCTTCAAGAACTTTCTTACCCGCCATGAATGACATACCTAGTGGTGTCATTGCAAGTGCACTCTTAAGATTTGGTTTTCTCTTCTTAATAGGTTGCATAGCTCTTCCACTACCATCACCAAGACCTATGCCATCAGCAGTTCCTGTATATGGTGGTCTATTACCAGTGCCGACTATCGGGTCACCTTGACTAGGTACTATTTTACCACCAGCAGATTTGTTTCCGCTCATGTCAACAATACCAGCACCACCAGCAGCATTAACTCCTAGTGCTACTAGTTGTTCTAAGAATGTATCATATCCTTTATCTCCATCTTCTCCACTAGCGTCACCATCATCCATCTTATTTGCATCTTCTCCAAACTCATAATTGACAGGTGCTAGTTTAAATGACTTAGTAACAGACTCTATGTTTCTCGTGATAGCAGTTGCAGATGCTTCTCCTGCAGGAGGTATCTTACTCATCAAGTCAACAAGTGACACTGCTGCTGCTTTTACTGGCAATGCCATTGCTTCAGCAAGTGCTTTTTTCATCTTCTCATCTACACCAAAATCATCCTCTATCTGTTTTACTGGATTCTTTTCTATCGTTCCTGTAATACCAGATTCCTCTAAGTCTTGTCCCTTCGGATTATCTCCCATGGGTTCAGAACCTAAACTAGTTGCAGATATATTAAGTGCACCGCTGACGTCAGCACCACCAAGCAAACCAGTCTGTGCCTTTACTAAGTCACCTGACGATTCTTTTTTCTGTACTACGTTAGGTACAAGATCATTGACAGGACTTAAATCTACACCTGGCGATGCAATCGGTTGTACTTGTACACCACCTGTATCATCTAATTCTTGTAATTTTTCTTTCATCAAGAAATCTTGACGTACATCTTGCCTGTACATCATTTTCATCATAGCAGTTCTATTGTTTAATAGATTGCTAAGACCTCTAATATTTTCTACAAGAACTGCTAAGTTCATACGCTAACTACCTCGCGAGAAGTCTTAGTACCCTTACCGAATACATCAATAATAAGATGACTTCTACCATCATCACTATTTACACCACCAACCATAATTGGTATTGCTTTTGGTATGGGTATAGGAACTGGCAACCGCACGACCTCACCAGTCTCGCCAAACATTTTACCACCTTGAGTAACAGGAGTGTCATTTAATATTTCTCTACCACCACTAATGTCAGGTGCTTTTGCCATCAACTCATTAGTAACTAGACTAGAACTTGACTTATCTTGTGGGTCAGTAGCGTTTGGTATCCAATCTCTATTGCCAGGTTGCAACCACTTATCATTTGGTTCATTATTCCAGAAATCAAAGTGTACGGGGTCGTTCTCACCTTGCCATTTGAAACCATACTTACCACCATTGTTCCTCATCCACTCATTAGCAGGAGAATAGAAGTTAATATCTATCGCCCAACCTTGACCATGTGGTGATTTTCCTACAGGTGCAGGAGTCATTACGTTTGGATCACCCGCTGCTGCTCTATCAATCAATGCTTGTTGATCAGCAGGACTTCTATATGATGAAGTAACTGCCTGTGTAAGGTCTATGCCATCTTTTGCTGCAGCTGCTACTGCTCTTGACCATGCCTTCATGGTAGATGGGTTAAGTATGATACTGCCACCACGTGTAGGATCAGGTGTTTGTATCTCAGTTTTTGTGTTAGACGCAAACTTTGTTGCATCTACTTTCTTCTGGTCTTTTGACTTTCTACCAAAAGGTCCTCCATCAAATGCACCAGTAGTTCTAGCAACATCTAATGCTGCAACACCCCATCCTAATACAGGTATCGCACTTCCTAATGATAATAAACCACCAACTGCATCACCATCAGCAAATCTTTTTGCTGCAAATGCCAAGTCAAATACATTTCCTACTAAAGGTAGTGCACCTAGTCCTTTAGCACCAATCTTTCCTGCTAATTTTAAACCACCTTTCTGTGCTGCTTTTGCTGCACCTTTTCTACCTACTTTACTACCTACCTTTGATATAGTTTTACCTATTGCTTTCCTTGCTTTCTTTGCAGCAATTCTACCTCGTCTGATAAACTTACCTACAGGTGTCTTTCTTAGTGCTTTCCAACCTTTTTTAAATGCTTTCGCTAGTGCTTTTCTTATAAATCTAGGGAGTCCACCGCCACCGCCACCACCTTGTTCTTGTTTTGGTGCACCTACAAATACTGCAGCATTACCGCTGCCACCCACTTTTATAGGTGCTAGAGGTGATTTAAGTCCTAAATCTCCCTCTGGTACCTCCATCTTAGAGATACCAAAGATACCTTTCAATCTATTTGCTTCTGCAAGTACAGTTGCTTTTGCTGTCGATGATGGCAACTTAGCAAGGAAACCCATAGATGATGATATAAGTGCAGATGCACCTTCTCTATAAACCGCCTCTATGACTTGACCAAACAATCCCATCGGGATTACGACTTCAGGACCTGCTTCACCTATCAACGCCTTTGTTGGAGTTCGGACTATACCACCTTTTGCATAACCTGGTAAGAGACCCCTTCCCAACGTTTTGATTAATTCAAATCCAACTAAACCAGCTGCAAGAGAAAAACCTAGAGCATTCTGAAGGTTAGTTCCAATACCTTCAAGAATTCTATCTCCTAAGTTAGGTCCTTGGTATACATCCTCTGTCTTCTTTTCTGGGACTACAAAATTTGGAATCTCTACTTCATTATTAATTTCACCAGGCAACGGTGTTGTTACGTCAGGCGTTACAGGTTGTGGTTGTGTCTCTGGTACACCTACATTTACATCCTCTGGTTGTGGTTGACGTATGAAATCTTTAATATCATTTGCTGGATCATCGACAGTTACGGGTTTCCTTTCTGGAATTGCAATTGATGGTATATCAAATGGTACCCTTGATGGTACACCTATTGGAATATTAAAAGGTCTTCCATTTGGTCTCCTACCCCCTTCTTTTGCTTTTGGTTTTTTCTCGAAAAATTTTGTTGCAGGGTTAACTGTCTTTACTTCTTCTGACCTACCGCCTACGTAATATCTCTGTCTGTTTCTTAAATATTGAAAATACTGAAAGTCTGTCTCTATGAAATTTTCCATAGCAGCAGAGAACCCATCGCTTACAGCGGTGAGGACTTCTGAGTCTATGTGTATTTCAGATGACATTAGCGTCGTTTACGTTTGTGTTCTTCTAGTTGCTCTCTTTCTTTTTGTAGATGAGCAGATAACAAATTCACGTATACATCTCGTTCCCATGGAATCATATTTTCTATATCAGTCAAAGAGTATTTATGGTGCTGAACAAGAGAAAAATTGGTTTGATAAAAAGTCATCAAGCCCTCATGGAAGAGGGCTATGCGAAAAAATCAGCAAGACCCTCTATGACTACAGGATTGGTTACCTTTGTCTTAGGATTCTTGACTTTTATTTCGTGGCGTAATGTAGGCATGGTGTTAAAGAAGTTCTGTATCTTATCAAACTGTTCACTTGTAAGTTTCTCAACCCATTCTTTTGCTTCTTCTGCAGTAAAATCATCGTTGGCATCCTCTCCTACATATACTCTCTTGATGCACTTGCCTACTAATTCATATGGGTCTATCTTTGCAGCGTCACCAAAGTTTACTGTGGAGAAGTATTCTAGGTCTGGATATCTCATCTCTACTTTGATTTCATCAGTCAAATCAATGAGTCTCTCATGTCCTTTAGGAAAGTGAACATTAACATCATCTACCATGAATCGTACATCAACTTCTGTTTGACCATCATCTGCACAGGTAACCTTTAGTTCAATTTCTTCACTGATTGACCTAGCACGTATCTGTAAGAATATAAATTCTAAATCAAATAAGGATAAATCCTCTATTTTAGTCTTAGTTATTATACAATTTTTTAATACTGTAATAACTGCATCAAGTATCTGTTCTTGGTCTTTGTTCTCTAATGCTAGTATCAATACTTTCTGTTCCTTAACAAGGAATGGTCTGTACTTCAGTTTCTTTTTTGTAGAAGGCACCGTCAACGTATACGTTGGCGTAACAATTTCAGGTAATGGCATAATTTAATTGCTAGTAACTCTATTTTGGAAGGGTGGTTGTAATTGTCCTAGTTGACTGTACTCATAGTAAAAACCAACGCTGACCTTGACAAGTTGTGCAGGACCTGCGGAATATGGTATAGATGAGACAGTGTAAGGGTATGCTTTATATAGTCTCGCTTTCCAAGATTCTCTATACTTGGGTTCGCCTTTCTTATTTTCCTTCGCTAATTTCTCATTATACTTCTCTAACTTTACTATGTCAAGTTCACATGCATAGTCATTGTAATAGTTCATAGCAAATGCTTGTGTTCTACCTGTAGGAAAATCACCTACGTAGTCTCCACTGGTAGACTTAGTACCCATTGTAAAATCTTGCCATGCACGGAAGAATAGTAATGGTGTTGAATCAGCATCCATGAAGAAACTAACATCTAATTCGTTGTATACCTTGGCAGATGCTATCTTTTGTGTGATACCCTTGTGAACTGACTTAACATCAGTTGCTGAGTATGTTACGCCAGGCAACTGTATCTCATTACAAAATAGCACTAGGTCTTGATTAGAACTGTCAAAACCTATGTTGTCCGTAAAATATTTGTTCAGTTTTTCAGATGGTTGTATATCGAACCTGTATAAATTGGATGCTGATATACCACCAGAGTTACCTACTCTTTTTAGAAAACTTTGTAATCCAGTGGCAGTTGTTGCCATAAATACCTACTATGGTGTGATATATTTATTTATGCCGACTTATAAAGGTAAATACAGAGTAAGAAATTACCGTAAATACAAAGGTGACCCCACAACTGTAGTATATCGTTCTTTGTGGGAAAAAAAGTTTATGGATTGGTGTGATGGCAACCCTAGGATTGTCGAATGGTGGAGTGAGGAACTAGCTATACCATATAAAGACCCCGTGTCAAAGAAATGGCGTAGATACTATCCAGATTTCTATATTAAAGTGCATGAAAAGTCAGGCAAGAAACAATCATATCTAATTGAGGTAAAACCTAAGAAGCAAACGCAGGAACCTAAACCTCAAAAACGACATACCAAACGTTACATAACGGAGGTTATGACCTATGCCACCAACACAGCAAAGTGGGACGCTGCAGAACAATACTGCAAAGACAGACTCTGGGAATTCAAACTCGTCACAGAGCGAGAACTCAAGATTTGACGGACTTATTCAAAAACTAAAAGGAAGTAAAATATCTAATTCTAAACTTAGAGACGAGGTATTCAATATATTACTAGACGATGCCACTGAGAACCCACAACCAGACAAGTGGTACATGTTTGAATACGAACCAAAATTTAAAGATCAACTAAAAGTATGGGACGAGTTTCCATTAATATACTTTTTAGAAACCACAAAAGATAGGATACTGGGTGCCAACATACACTATATGAGATCAAATGCTCGATTAAGTGCTATAAATAACAATAAGTTTCCCGTGTCTACTCTACATTACTACATCCCAAAGAATGCAGACAGTCTTTTCTTTGAGGTTAATGAAAACGAGGTACAGTTGCTAAGTCTGCTACCACTAGAAAAATTTCATCGTAATAGATAATGTCAATTGACAATAAAATTAAGAGTTTATCATATCCTACTGGGTTAGAAACAATCCCGTATGCTTCATTTCTTAGTATCCAAAGATATTCTTACAGCGAAGCATTGGAAAAAATTGCTAAAAATCAAAACGATGCTCTTGGTGCAATTTCTGGTTCAGATAATATAATCGTAAAGGGAGCACTTGCTCTTGCTGGTAAGTCTTTAGAATCATTTACAGATTCTGGTGAGAATGCTAGACTATCTAATAATAATATATTTAATAAACAATTTAAGGGTGCAGCATTTGTACCTGGCGAAAATGGTGCACCTGGCAGTATAGAGGGCGGTAAAGATAATAGAGTAGTAACAATACCTGGCACAACAAAAAGAGTTAAATTGGGAGAGTTAAAGAAGGACAAAGCATTTCTTAGGTCACTACGTCTAAAAGGACTGGAAGCAACCACATGTAACTTACCCATGCCAAATGAATATCAGTATTCATATGGTGCTGATTGGAATAACGAATTTAAGTTAGGAACTTTATCACTAATAGCAGAGAATGGTGGTGCTGCACTAAGAAACATGCTAGTTGGTGGTGCGTTAGGTGCAACTCCTCAAGTACTAACTAACTCATTAAACAACAATAAAAATATAAAAAACGTCAAGAAAAACGATAAGAACAATGCAGTGTCTGGTTTAGCATCAGGTATTGCAAATGGTGCCAAGAGAGGACTTGACCCCTTTAATAAAAACTCACCACTAGATGCTACAAATATTGCTGGTCTTGCTGGACTAGCACCTAACGAAAATGCTATACAAATGTTCCAAAAAATGAACATGAGAGAGTTTGAATTTACATTTGAATTTGCTGCAAGAGATAAACAAGAGAGTCAAAAAATAGAATCTATTATAGAATGGTTCAAACGTGGTATGCATCCTATGGCAAAAAGTGGTAGAGGTAGTGCAGTTATGCTGCAGTTCCCAGATGTTTGGATTATAACTCCAAAGTTTGTACCAGCAACTGAAAAGAATGGTCAGGTAACATTAGATGGCAAACCAATGCAACATCCTATGATGCCAAAAACTAAATTGTGTGCATTAGTTAGCATGCAAGTGAATACTACACCCATGGCACAAATGCAAACTATGTTCGATGGTAACATACCATTAGTACAAGTAAATTTAAGATTTAAAGAGACAACCGCACTTACAAGAAACGATATGGAAGGTTCTAGTGGACAGACTGGTGGAAATGGTGCAGTGAAGTGGCAGAAAGGTGAAGCTCTAGACAACTTACCAATAGTGAAATTCTAATGTTAAACGGATTACCAGATTTATACTATAACTTTGATAGGTCTCAAACAGACGGAAAGTTTTTAGTCACAAAAAATATTTGGCGTCGTGCTGAAGTTTTAGATGAATTTAAAGTGCAACTTACATTGTTTGATGAATACATTGTACAGAACGGAGAAAGACCAGAGGACATCTCTACACAGTTATATGATAATCCATTTTATAACTGGACTATACTTATAGTGAATGATATAACTGACTACTATGCACAGTGGCCACGTTCTGTAAAACAATTACAAGAATTTGTCGAAAACAAATATGATAATCCAGCAGCAACAAAACATTATGTAACTACAGAAGTTAAAGATGCTGCTAATAATATTATATGTCCTGCGGGTAAGGTAGTTCCACAATCTTTTCAAGTTGCATATTATGATGGTAACTCAACTGTTACTGCTAACCCTGTTGTTTCTATATCCAACTATCAGTTTGAAGAACAATTAAATGCAGAGAAAGAAAGAATACAAATTGTACGTCCAGATATTATAGAAGATTTTGTTGCTGCATACTACGACTTGCAGAGAAAGGGTGACCGAACAGATACAATACAAATTGGTAACTCAACGTCAGATATAAGCATGTCATAAAAAAAGCACCCCGAAGGGTGCTTGAGAATCCATCTCGAACTCGATATTATTTAGTCTTCTTGTGCTAACTTAGCAAAGTAAGATAAAGTATCGTCTCCGTCATTAGGTTCAACCGATGATGGTGTTCCTATTCCAACAGGACTTGGTGTTGCCTCTACTTCTTCGTATGCTGTCTCAGCATCGACAGGTTTAGAGAAACTACCTTTTAATGTAGACTCAAGACGTTGCTTAAGTTCATCATATGATTTAAACTGGTCGTCAGCAGTGAACGCAGATAAACTGTGCTCTTGCTTCCAGACTGATTCTAGTGCTTTGTCGTCCAAATCTGCTAGTGTAGCGGGTTTGTCGAACTCAGACTTATCATAGTTCCAGTATCCTGCAACTCTTGTAATCTTGAGTTTGAAGTCAGCACCCTTCCAGAAATCGAATGGGTTTACTGGTGTCTCATCCTCAAATGCGGGTTGCATTGATTCCATAATCTTATCAAAGATTTTCTTACCAAAACGGTATAAGAATACTTTGCCTTCATTAGAAGGATTTGCACTATCTTTTACAACATAGATGTTGCTATAATAGTTTAACTTACGTTTTTGCTTACGTGCTTGTTCTCTTTGTGGAGAACCTTCAGCACCAGAGTTCCAGAGTTCTCTGTTCAAATCAGACACTGGGTCTTTCTTGCCTAAAGTTGTTAAGGAGTTTTCAATGTACCAACCACCTGGTCCTTGGAAGGCATGACTCCAAACTTGTGCCCATGGAAGGTCTTCTCCATCAGGTGCAGGGAGAAATCTAATTACAGCGTAACCGTTTCCTGCTTTGTCTACTTCTGGTTTCCAGAGACGCTCATCAGGACCTGCCTTGGTCTCAGACTTATTAAGTGACTCTGCTTTAGCGAGTAGGTCTTCAAACCCACCAGACTTCTTAAGTGAAGCAAATGACATACGTATTCCTCGTATTTGTGTATTGTGTGTATTACTGCAGATGCAGCGTACTATTTATTATAGCAGAACAAGAACTCTTTGACAAGCTTTTCTGCTTTTTCCTCACCAAACAGACCTTTAAGGTATCCACCCACAGGGTCTAGTCTGGTCATGTATGCATCGAAGTCCTCATATATTGAGGTGTCAGTACCTTTAGGTTTTGCTGACTCGACCATAATTTTATAGCGTGTAAGATACTCAGTGAACATATCTAAATGCTCATTGACCTCAGACATCTTACACTTTCTAACGTAAATGTTCTCAGAAAAGTGATTACCAACCTCAAAGAAACGATAGTCTCCATCAGATTTTGGTAGTCCTTTTACTGAGAACAAATAGTCTTCTGTAGGATGTTGAAAATCGAATACTATGATGACCCGATTCTCATTAAATCCCATAAGGTCCATACCAAAACTGGGAAGATTACTTCCAGTCTTAGGATAGATGATGTTGTTGTAAATGCAAGAGTTTTCATTCCAGATTTCTACCTCCCTTGATTTAATAAAGTATTCGTTAGTATAAGTTTTGGCAGTTAGAAAAGTATTCTTTTTACCTGACCACTCTGCCCAAACACTATCTACTCCGTTGTGTAAGGAAAACTTACTATGTAAGACATCCTTATACTTTGACCATAGATTCATTTTTTAAATACACCAAATTTTGTAAGCAAGTACAGACTCAACGCAGTCCAGAATATTATTTCTAGTCCTATGTTATTCATCGTGTTTATGCTTAGGGTAATCTTTTGATGCGTCCATAATAATAGCAGCACGTCCTTCATGTCCATGTGCTATACCAAGTTCATGCATCTTAGCATGCTCCTTGATTTGGTCTTTTAAGTTTGCTCCCCCGCCACCAAATGTCAAATGTAACCCATATAATACTAGTGCACCTAGGCACATGATTATTACACCAATGACCATTTGGTCACCTGATAAACCTGGTAAATTACCATGATGTATCAGAGGTTCTTTGCATTTTGTCCATGTGCCAGGCAAGTGATAGACTGGCGGACATGATAAAAATATCATTCTTGCGACCTCCATAATTTTCTCATCTCCTTATATGTAGGGTCATATGCTGCCCTATCTCTCATTTGTTTAAATATCGTAGCACTCCTTGCTTTTTCACAGTGAAGTGCATCTGGCGATTGGGGTCTAACGGAACCATCTTTAGCGTACTTCCGTCCACTAGAATGATTTGCATACCGACGGGAGCGAGTAAATCCCATCTCAAGAAATTTTCTTGCCATATCCATTCCAATGAAGTCTTGTTTGTTTTTATAGTCAACAAACATGGAATAAATCTTATCAGAAGATTTGCGAGCAATATTAGCATCTACAAACCTCCAATGAGCACAGATATCGTTAGTATAAGGGCGTACCAATAGCACTCCTTGCTCCCCCCTTCCAATGCGATAAAGTTTGCGGTTTTCTTCAAGAGTAAAGTCGATTCTCTTGTAATCAAGTCCATAGTCGAACTCCTTCATAATACCATTGTAACTCCGTTTGACCTGTCACATGCCCACCTTGTGACTTCACAAGCATGGAAACGTTCCTTTAATAAGTCTAACGCAGACTTTGGTTTATTTTTATCAGAACAGGTAAAAATGTCACACTTTGCAATATTTTTCTCAGGCCATGTGTGGATACTAAGATGACTTTCTGCAAGCAATGCAAATCCTGTTACACCTTGTGGTTCAAATTTATGCGTGTGTATGCTTAGAACCTGACACTCTGCTGCCTCTGCTGCAAGTCGCAAAGATTCTCTAACATACTCTTCATCATCTAATGTAGAAGGTAGCAAACACTCCTTTAAATCAAATAGAATATGTTTCATTTACTTGTCTTATAAGGTGGTTCCTGTAAGTGAGGCCATTTCTCATAGAAATCTGCAGTGACTGAAGGGTCATGGTCTGGATGATGAGTGCTATTAATTGATGGTTGCCAAGGTTTCTTAGACCTGTTGTTGATGACAATAAATCTATCTGCAGCAAATGTTCCTGCTAGACTTATTTCAATGTCTTCTCCATCAACCCAATTCATACTACCATCTTTCTTGGTATGTTCCATGAGTCTTTGAATCTCATCAATCATTTCTTGAGTTAGTTTCACTTGTATATCAGTATATGAAAATATTATAGCATATATGTGTTACATTTGACCACTTTTCGGTTTTGGGACGCAAACAAAAGGAGTTTTCCACAAATCGATGGTATAATTAGTATGACGGTACAGACTAATGAACGGTAGAGTGAACAAAGTAGCAATGTTAGCACGTGTAATGCGTATCAAAGACGGTATCCATAGACACCAGTGGTACCCCTATTGGAATGAAGAAGAACGTGCAGCAGCACAGATGGCACTGAACAACGTTCTAGATGTCTTAGATGAAT